GCGCAGGCCGGAAAGGGTGGTGATGTTGTTGGCGGTGACGACGGCTGCCTCCACTTTCATCAGCGGGATCCGGCACCACATGCCGGTATCAAAACGCTGGGGCTGCATCTCGACCTTGTAGGACTCGCCGCCCACCGTGATGGACTGGCCATAACCCAAGCCGCCAAACTCAGCAGTCAGCGCCTCAAGCATGTAATCGATCACAGTCACCTCGCCGCCGAGAACGACCTCGCTATTCATCTTCAAAAAACCTCGCCCTGAGGCAGCGCCAGCAGCAACGCTGACGCTGCCCAGGCGAGCAAAGGCCACCCGGTTGGCTGATGCCTCTAGGGTGGCCCAGCCCATCAGTGGAAGGAACCGTTGAGGCGGACCTGCGCGGTTGTGTCCGCGTCGGCACAAGTGGCAGTGAACACACCAATGAGCGTGTTGCTGCTGGCAACGGCGGTGACCAGCTTTGTGCTAGCAATGAAGTACGCCTTAGCGCCTTGCGATCCGCCTGAGCTGGCGGCGGTGGACTTGGCGAGGTGATAGACGCCTTGCAGCTGAAAAACGCCTTCTTCGCCGTTGGCCAGGTCAGTGGAAGCGACGCCAAAGATGGAGCCAACAATCGCGCCGCCGCCGCTGGAAACGGCGTAAGGGGCGATGAGATTGAGGGATTCTCCCTCTTGGATGTAGTTCTTCACGGGGTTACTTCAGGGGTTGGATTGGAATGGGCCGGGATTACCGGCCCAGAGTCATCCGGCTCAGACGCCGGTGGAACGGTAGAAGCCGCGGTGATCAGCCAAGGCGCAATAGAAGTCGTGGCGCACCAGCATCTCCACGCCGTCGGGGTTGCGCTTCTCGGTAGTGGTAATCGTCGGGCCGCCTTCGCCAGCCAGGTAGCCGAATTGGATCATGTCGATCCGATTGGGATTGGCAGCCAGGTAGTAGTAGGCCGTCGAGTCCGCAGAAAGGCGAGCCTCGACGATCAGCTCCATACCGCCAGCAAAGGGGTTGACGCCGGCCAGGGTGGACGGCGCGTAGCCAGTCGGGTACAGGAATTGAAGGGCGGCGGTGCGCAGCTCGGGGGGGACGATCAGGTACGAGGCCTGAACGTTCAGGCTGTTGCCGGCGGGATCGGTCTGCTTGCGCATCTTCGTCACGCCAGCATCAATTCCGGCGATCCCGATGACACCGGTGCCGGTGTTGTTGTGATCAGCGTGGAAAAGCGCCTTGTTGTCAAGGGTGACGGTGGCACCGCTCGCGCCGCTGGTCAGCTGCTCCCACACCAGGTTGGATTCCAGAAGAGCGCAGCCGGCGCCCATCTTTGCGGGCATCCGATCCAGCGCAGACAGATCATCGTTTATCAGTGCCTGCCTGCTGATCATCAGGCCCTTGCCGTAGGTGCTGAGCTGATAGGTGGTCTTCCCATCGCTCATGGTGCCGAACTTGTATTCGCCACCCTCTAGCACTTTTTCAGGCACGATGCTTGCGTTCAGCTGCACTAAATAGTTCGGCTTGAAATCGGTGTTGTCCGATTGCACAGCCAGCGGGCGCCAGGTCTGCACCTCCTCTTCGTAGCCGCGGGCAAGGGTCTTGTTTGCCGTGTTGAGGAGAATGCTGGTCAGGTCAGAGGTGGTGTGGAACGCCCGCTCGATCAACTCGCTGATGCCCATCATGCGAACATCGGAGCGACTCAAGCCACGCATGGTCTCCAGGTACTCGGCTGCCATCTCGCGGGTAGTCATCCGCTGGTATTGGCGGCCAAGTTCGGTGGGCTGCTTGATGGCGCGGCAGCGGGCGTCGATTCCTTCCTGGAAGCCACGCAGCAGGGTATCCCCGGCGTCGCGGGTCACTTCAACGCGGGCAGGGTGGCCGGCGGCCACAGGAGACTTCGCCTCGACCGCAACACGGGCGGCGCGCACCACTTCGACCATTACGCCGGGAAGATCCTTGCCGGCAGTGGTGCGGATCAGCTCCTGCACAGTGGATTCGCTGAGGCCGCCAGCGCCAGCAGCGCGGCGGATGTGAAGCTCGCGAGCCACGTCATCAGGGCCAGGCTCGGGAGCCTGAGCATCAACAGGCGCAGGGGTTGTGGTCGGTTCGGTCACGGCAGCAGCCTCGGGAGTGGCAGTAGCAGCCGGGTCGCCCCCGGCCAGTTCAGTTGCGGTGGTCATCGGGGGTTCCGTTGAAGGGTGTTCTGTTTCATCCGCCGAGCGCATGACGCTCGCCGGGTCCTGGCCAGCAATGACCAGCGAAACCGCAACCGGCTCCCAATCAGTGGCCCGATCGAGCGGCTGTGTTGCGCTGGCTCGCTGCCAGCCGTAGATCCGAGCGTCAACAGAGAAACGCGCAGATCCGTTCCTGAGGCGTGGGATAGCGATAGCCATCGCATCCTCAGGACCGTCAACCTGAACCGTTCCAATCAGGGCGGTAGCGCCATCATCGGTGCGGTCCAGGTCCATCGATGTAATCGCTCCCCAGCAGGAGGCTGAAGACCTTTGGTGATCGATGTCGGTCGGCAGCGGGCGCATGGGCCAGCGGATAGCCGCTCGCTCATGCACCAGCTGCACGCCATCGCCTACATCCGCATCGGTTGAGATGATCACCGTTGCGGTTCTGGTCTCTTCGTTCCATGAGGATGGAGAGATCAGCGCCATCCGCTTGCAGGCTCGATCGCCTGTTTCCAATGGCATCGCGGTAGGAATGGGCTCGGGCATGGCTTTATGCTACCGATGGCGGGAGAATGGCCCCCGGCTCAGGGATGCCAGACCCTGCGGGGCGGGCTTGAGTGACCCCCGAATCAGAAACAAGCTTGGCATCAACGGATAGAGCCAGGTCTTTCCCGCGGGCGCTGGCTAGGTCCGCAGCCAGCTCCTCCAGCACCTGGGCAGGCACATAGCCCAGCGAGCGCTGAACCTCGGAGAGGCTCGTCAGGCCGGCGCGGATCGCCGCCACCAGTGCCGGGATTTCCTCGGCGGGGTTGATCATCTCCCTGCGAGGAGGCGTCCAAAGCATCCGCCCGTTGACCCTATTGGCCATGCCTGCCTGCAGAACAGCAGTCGCGAACCACTGCGAAACGGGGTTCAAGAGCTGCGGGATTGCGATGTTCCATCGCCAGTGGCTCACGTTCCGGTGAAACTCCAGCCAGCCCATCCGGCCGCTGGAGAAATTCACCTCAGAAAGAATCCCGGTCAGCGCTTCAAACGTGATCCCGTAACCAGCCGCCACTGAATGCAGGTGATGGCGCTGCATCTCGATGAAGTTGCCTGGACTGGGCGGGGTGCTGAACCTGATCTCCTTCCCCGGAGGCAACACCTCAATGGCGCCGGGCTCCAGTTTCTCAAACAGGGTCGGGACTGAAGCGTCTGGGTTTTCGGGATCAACTGGCGCATCGTCCGGGTGGGAGTCAGTGACAAATGCGGTGAAGCACGCCGCCACCTTGTCGAGCGTCAGGCGGGCTTGCGCATGGTCTCCGATGTCCCGCAGCGTCAGCAGCGAAGATGCGCCCCATGGGACACCGGTCGCCTGCCCTGGCCGGCGCACGTCGTAGACATGGCAGATTTCCGAGGCCTCGATCAGATCAGAGCCCAGCCGCGACTGACGCCAATCGCTCTCACCTGGGTGGTTTTTTCTGATGTAATAGCCGGCCAGTCGCCCGTCATCGTCGTATGCCTTACCAAAAACAATAGACGATCCATTGTCTTTCGACATGTCAAGCCAGTCTGGCTCTAGCACCTGCAGGGTCAGCGGAGGCAGGCCCTGCAGGATCAGCCGCTCATCGATCCGGCGCCTGACCAGGCAACTGCCGCGAACTGCGATAGTGCGAGCTATCAGCGCCTGCAGGCCGTAGAAGTTTAGTTTGCCGTAAAAGTCACAAGCCGTAGAATCGGCCCAATCACTCCATAACTGAGAATACTCTTTATTTTTATTAACAGGTTCTCCTACAATTCCTTCGCCAATCCAATTATTTACAATTACGCTAATCGCTTTGTTTGCCCACGAGTCAGAATCAACTTGATCCTGATGCCTTGAGACAATCCGCTGCAGCACTAGCCGCAGATCAGCGTTAGGCCCCCGGCTCTGTTCGTGCCATCCATCGGTGCGGCGCGATTGCTTGCCAGCCTCATAGGCACGTAGCTTGGCCTTGTATAGCTCTGATTGTGCAATCTTTAGATCGTTCTCAAGTGTTGCCCGACTGCGCTTTGCCATCGCCTACGCTCTCTGGAAGGTATGGTAAATGCGGCGGACTGGCCTAGCTTGCGTTGCCTCAACCTCGGCAGCCATCTTTCTTTCGGTCTCCAGCATTTCTGCCAGGCTGCGGTAGGTCAGTTCTCGGCCATCCGAGAACCGGACCTTGAGCACGCCTTCGGCGATTGCCGAGCGCAGATCCGCCAGTTGCTCTGCTGAGTAGCTCATGCCTGCAGTCTAACTACCAGTAGTTGCTAGTCCGACGCTTGGGCGGCTGCCGTGGCTGGGGAGTCTGAGCCCGTGCCAGCTGCGCCTCGAGCTGGTCCCACATGGTGGCTCGGTTGTAGCGCCTGGCCACCAGCTGCAGGGCGGCATAGGCCATGCGGGTGCAGTCTCCGCCTTCGTCGCGGGAGCCGGGGGGGAGGTCCCATTTG